TGGCACTGCTATTGTTGGGACGGTCAGTGGTACGTCTATTAGTTTTGGAAGTGCCGCTGTATATGAAAGCGCAAACTCCCCCAGCCCATCAATTGCTTACGACGCTAACGCTGGAAAGGTGGTGATTGCCTACGCCGATAATGGAAATTCTAACTACGGTACTGCTATCGTTGGAACAGTTAGCGGCACGTCGATTAGCTTTGGAAGTGCGGCTGTATTTGAGAGTGCGGCAGTAGAATATAACTCAATTGTTTATGACTCTAACGCCCAGAAAGTCGTTATAGCGTATCAAGATGAGGGAAACTCTAGTTACGGCACGGCTATTGTAGGGACGGTGAGTGGCACGTCGATTAGTTTTGGTAGCGCGGCAGTATTTGAAAGCGCAACCGCTCTTTCCGTGCGGGCCGTTTATGATTCCAATGCTCAGAAAGTGGTAGTCGCTTATGAAGATGACGATAACAGTGATTACGGCACGGCTGTTGTAGGAACGGTGAGTGGGACAAGTATTTCGTTTGGTTCAGCCGTTGTATTTGCCGCCGCGAATACCGCAGAACCTTTTGCGGTTTATGATTCTGGCGCTCAGCAAGTTGTTATAGTTTATAAAAACAACGCTTCTGGCGCTTACGGAACTGCTATTTCTGGAACAGTAAGCGGCACTTCAATTAGCTTTGGTTCAGCCGTTGTATTTGAAAATGCGAGCGCCGATTATTTATCCGCCGCCTATGACTCCAACGCAAATAGAACTGTTATAGCTTACAGGGACGGCGGCAACGGTGATTACGGAACGGCTGTTGTTTTCAAAGCGTCATCAACAAACCTAACCTCAGAAAACTTTATTGGCTTTGCGGAAAATGACTGTACCGATAATGGTCTAGCGACGATTCAGCTAGGTGGCTCAGTCAACGACAAACAGACCAGCTTGACCGCAGGGCAAACGTATTTTGTGCAGGGAGATGGCACAATAGGCACTACAGCGGCCTCGCCATCTGTTACAGCAGGCACAGCAGTTTCAGCAACCGAAATACTTGTAAAGGGCTAAAACATGAAAACCATTACCGAAAACGCAACCAAGCTATCCAAGTACCTGCTTGAAGATGGCAAGGCGGTAGCTATGGCATCTGACAAGATTACGATTGGCGACCCGTCCTCACCGGACTTCTACATCGCCGATCTGAACTCCAGCAACGCTACGTTGACTGAGAGCGTGACAGACGCCCCAGAGAATTGGTCGGGGAACCGCTACACCTACGATCCTAGTGCTGATCCAAAATGGGCGGCAAACCCAGATTGGGTCGATCCTAGTGCGTAATATGTGGAGGTTATCGTCCTGTATCTGGTGCTCGACACCTACACCTACACATGGGCGATAGGCAGTAGAACACGGCTAGAGCATTACAGAATTTGTAAATACAGGGAGCTAAACAGCGAGTCAGAGCAGACATACACTTGGTATCTGCCTTACTTTACGTCGTATTGTGATCCGTATGTGATCTACGAGGTTCCCGATGGTTGACCCTTTGACAGCGGTGGCGGCGGCCACCAAGGCGTATGCGGGGGTCAGAGCCTTTATTGAGGCCGGTAAAAGTATCGAAGACACTTTCCAAGTTGTTGCTCGCTGGCAAGGCCATGCGAGCGATGTTCTTTACGCAAGCCAAAGACATAAAAAACGAACTAACCCACTAAAGCAAATTGTTTTTTCTTCGTCAGTCGAAGCAGAGGCGGCTGAGCTTTTTGCGCACCGCAAGCGCATAGACAATCAGCGCAAGGAGCTTCTGCAACTTCTTCGCTATGCGTATGGCAATGAGGGCGTCGAAGAATATCGTAATTGCATGAAAGAGGTCCAAGAGCAACGTAAACGCGAGGTTTACGCTCAACAGGAAGCTAAAGATACGCTGGTAAAATCTGCGTGGATTGCTATTCTTGCAGGCGTGGCAGGTTACATAATCTGGATAATTGTACAGGCGATTACGGGGAGAGCGTAAAATGCTGGATGAGCCTTCTAAGCAAATTGTAGATACAGTTTCTGTGGCAACGACAGTGGGGGCGCTTGCTGGACTGCTTCCTGCCGTCGCCGCTTTGCTCACGATTTTGTGGACAGCCATAAGGATATGGGAAACCGATACGGTGCAGGGGTGGTTTCGCAAAGATCGTAAGCGCGATAAGAAAGGGCGCTACGTCAAGGAGGATGACTGATGCTTCAAGCACTTATTGGGCCCGTCACCGGCTTACTGGATAAGTTCATTCCTGATGCAGACACCAAACAAAAACTGGCCCATGAAATCGCCACGATGTCAGAGCGCCATGCGCAAGAACTGGCGAAAGGTCAGATTGAAATTAACAAGGCAGAAGCGGCGCATAAGTCAATGTTCGTTGCCGGGTGGAGGCCGTTTGTCGGCTGGACCTGCGGCGTGGCCTTGGCTTGGCATTTCGTGGGTCAGCCTATTGCTGTTTTCGTCATCACATTCGCTGGCGTAGACGCTCCTCCGCTCCCCGTGTTTGAGATGGAAAGCCTGCTCACCGTGCTTCTCGGTATGCTCGGTCTGGGTGGACTTCGGACCTTCGAAAAGACGAAGCAGGTAGCGAGAGAGAAGTGACACCAGAGCAACTGAACGCATGGCGCATTATCCCACGCATTTTGATGTTCGCCATGATCGCGATGACGTACAGGACTGTTGACTGGTTCATGTCCCTGCCTGATCCGAATCCAGAACAAGCGGCTTTGGTGTCCGTAATGACAGGCGCACTCACGGGCGCCTTTGGATTGTTTCTCGGGAAAAAAGAATGAGAACATCCCCAGAGGGAATAGACCTCATCAAACATTTCGAAGGATGTGAGACAAAAGCATACCAATGTAGTGCAAATGTGTGGACAATTGGATATGGCCACACAAGGGGTGTCAGAGAGGGCGACGAAATTACCGATGATAAGGCGGAATATCTTCTTCTTGAAGATTTAAAGCACTTCGAAGGTTATGTAGATCGTCTGGTCGAAGTGAGTTTGAATCAAGATCAATTCGATGCGCTCGTTTCTTGGACCTTCAATCTGGGCCCAACGAATCTTGGTGAAAGCACATTGCTCAGAAAACTCAATCAGGGATACTACGACGAAGTTCCCAGTGAAATGGCGCGTTGGAACAGATCGGACGGCAAGGTCTTGGAGGGATTAAAGAGGCGCCGCAAGGCCGAGGGTCTGCTTTGGCAGGGGCTCGACTGGAAGGATGTCTAATTTAGCGCTTAAAGACTTTGATATTCTTTCTGACCAAGAGAAGCAAGAGGCTCTGGCCCTGCTTCAGCGCTACGAGACAATCGAGCAACAGGAAGACTGTCAAAAAGATTTTATCCGCTTTGTAAAAAGCCAGTGGCCCGAGTTTGTCGAAGGGCGCCATCACCGCATCATTGGTGAAAAATTCAATCGGATTGCCCAAGGCAAGCTCAAGCGGCTTATTGTCTGCTTACCCCCTCGTCACACCAAGTCTGAATTTGCCTCCACCTTCTTCCCAGCATGGATGATGGGGCTCAGAGGCGACCTCAAAATCATTCAGACCACCCACACTGCTGAATTAGCAGTCAGATTTGGCCGTAGAGTACGGAATATCATCGACTCCGATGAATATCAGACTGTTTTCCCCGATCTGAAGCTACAGGCCGACAACAAATCAGCGGGTCGATGGACAACCAGCAAGGGTGGTGAATCGTTTTACGCAGGTGTCGGCGGCGCAATTACGGGCCGCGGCGCTGATCTACTTATCATTGACGATCCAGTATCGGAGCAAGACGCTTTGAGCCCGACGGCCATGGATTCGGTCTACGAGTGGTACACCTCTGGCCCCCGTCAGCGCCTTCAGCCGGGCGGTATTATCGTGATCGTAATGACTCGCTGGAGCACCAAGGACCTCGTGGGCCGCGTCTTGAAAAAGCAGGGCGATGATTATGCAGATCAGTGGGAAATTGTGGAGTTTCCAGCAATTATGCCCGACTCTGACACGCCGCTTTGGCCAGAATTTTGGAAAAAAGAGGAGCTTTTGTCCGTAAAAGCGTCTTTGCCACTGTCAAAATGGAATGCGCAGTGGATGCAAGACCCGACAGCGGAAGAGGGGTCAATTGTAAAGAGAGAATGGTGGAACAAGTGGGAGCCTGATTATGTCCCTGAGTACGAATACGTCATTCAAAGCTATGACACCGCCTTTTCGAAGAAAGAAACAGCGGACTACAGCGCTATTACGACGTGGGCGGTCTTTAAGCCACGAGACGGGGAGCCCGATGCGATTATTTTGCTCGACGCAAAGCGTGTGAGGGCTGATTTCCCAGAACTCAAAAAGCTCGCGTGGGAGGAATATAAGTATTGGGAGCCTGACTGCGTTCTAATTGAGGCAAAGGCTACTGGAACGCCATTAACCCAAGAGTTGCGGCGGATTGGTATTCCTGTAACCGCCTATACACCCAGTCGAGGGCAGGATAAGATTGCGAGAATGAACTCTGTCGCTCCTATTTTTGAGTCGGGCATGGTTTGGGCTCCAGAAGAGGCTTTTGCAGAGGAAGTCATCGAAGAAATGGCTTCTTTCCCGTATGGAGACCATGATGACTATTGTGACTCGGCTACGATGGCGCTGATGAGGTTCAGACAGGGCGGTTTTCTGTCACTTGGAGACGATTATCAAGTGGAAATGCACCCGATGAGGCGTGATAGAAAGGTTTATTACTGATGGCTATCGAAAAAAGAGAACTTGGCACCGATTCAGACCCAAACGTGATGCCCATGGGCAACGCAATGGAGGTAACTCCAGAGCCGACTCGCCAAGATCAAATCCGTGCGGCGGCAGAAATACTGGTCGCCGATGATGCGATATTGGTCGATGACGAAATCGATGCCCCTCAGATGGAGATGCCTCAAACGGCATTCAATGCAAATCTGGTTGACGAAATTGATGACGTTGACTTGATGGTAATTTCAAAAGAGATTTTGGCTGGCATTGACTCTGACAAAGAAAGCCGTGCTGACTGGGAAAAGACTTACGTTGACGGCCTGAAATACTTAGGCATGAAATTTGATGAGGCCCGATCTTCTCCCTTCCAAGGATCCACTGGCGTCATTCATCCAATCCTTGCCGAAGCCGTGACTCAGTTCCAAGCGCAGGCATATAAGGAGATGCTCCCCGCAAAGGGTCCAGTCAAGACGGAAGTGGTGGGTGCTCGAACTCCCGAATCAGACGCGCAGGCTTCTCGTGTCGAGGAGTTTATGAACTTCTACATCCTGAATGTGATGCAGGAGTTTGATCCAGAGCTGGATATGCTGTTGTTTTATCTGCCGCTCGCGGGGTCTGCGTTCAAAAAAGTATACTTTGACACGGCAGTCAATCGTGCCATGTCAAAATTCATCGAGCCGCAAGATCTTATTGTGCCTTACGAAGCATCCGACCTTTTCACCGCAGAGCGCGTAACTCATGTGCTCCAGATGTCCAAAAACGAAATTCGCAAGCAACAACTCAACGGATTCTATGCGGACATCAACATCTCTGATGGTGGGTACGCCTTCTCACGATCAGAGATCGAAGAAGAGATTGATTCTATCGAGGGTATGGAGCCGAGCAGTAAAAATACTCGCGACCATACCGTTTACGAGGTCCACACGGTCCTCGATTTGCCCGGTTTTGAGGATGTCGGCGCGGATGGCCAGCCCACCGGACTGAAACTGCCTTACATCGTGACAATAGACGATGTGAGCCAAAAAGTTCTTTCTATCAGGCGTAATTATTTAGAAACGGACGTTCTCAAAATCAAAATAAACTATTTTGTGCAGTATAAATTCTTGCCGGGCCTTGGTTTTTACGGCCTTGGCCTGAGCCACATGATTGGCGGTCTTGCAAAAGCAAGCACCTCGATTTTGCGTCAATTAATTGACGCTGGAACCTTGGCAAACCTACCTGCGGGCTTCAAGGCTCGCGGTATGCGCATTAGGGACGAGGATGAGCCGCTTCAGCCGGGCGAGTTCCGTGATATTGACACGACTGGCGGCAATCTCCGAGAGAACTTGATACCTCTGCCTATTAAAGAGCCCAGCAATGTACTGATGAGCTTGCTCGGCCTGTTGGTGGATTCTGGCAAACGATTCGCCTCTATTGCCGACATGAACGTGGGAGACATGAATCAGGCCATGCCGGTGGGCACAACTGTCGCTTTGCTAGAGCGCGGCACCAAGGTCATGTCTGCTATCCACAAGCGGCTTCATTACAGTCAAAAAATAGAGTTTCAATTATTAGCTCGCGTTTTTGCAGAGTTTTTGCCTCCGAACTATCCGTATCAGACCGGATCTGGGCCATCTGAGATCAAGGTGCAGGACTTCGATGGCAGAATCGACGTCATACCCGTAAGCGATCCCAATATCTTCAGCCAGAGCCAGCGGATCACTATGGCTCAGGAGCTTTTACAGCTTGTGCAATCAAATCCTCAGATCCATGGGCCGCAGGGAATGTATGAGGCTTATAGGCGTATGTATGCGGCGCTAGGAGTTGATAACGTGGAGGGCTTGCTTCAGCCCCCTGCACCACCGCCCCAACCAATGCCAGTGGACGCCGGTCTAGAAAACGCTGGGTTATTGGCGGGACAACCACAACAAGCGTTCCCAAATCAAAATCACAGAGCCCATGTGGATGCGCATAGGAGCTTATTTCTTACAGAGATTGTAAAAACGACGCCTCAAATACAGGCTTTGATTATTTCTCACTGTTGCCAGCATTTGCAATTTATGGCCACAGAGATTGCCACGCAACAGTTGCCCCCAGAAATCACACAACAGACGGCGCAGATAGAGCAGTTGGCGCAATCTGGGCAAGTGCCGCCCGAGGTCTTGGCGCCAATGCAACAAGAGATGATGGCGTTAATTGAGCAAGCCTCCGCCCCAATTTTGGCCCAGCTTACCCAAGAGTTTTTGATAAGCATTGGACAAGGTAATTCAGAAGATCCGCTAGTGGCGATCAGACAGCAGGAGCTAGATATTAGGGCGGCAGAGCTTCAACAAGATCAAAGTCAGTTCGAGCAAAAAGAGCAGGCTCGGGCTAACGAAAAACTTTTAGAGGCTGAGATAGCTAAACAGCGTGTTGATGCTACTAAGGACAACAATGACGAAAAGATGGATTTGGCCATGGATCGTCTTAAAACTCAGACAGACTTGAAACTTCTTGAGCTTCAAGCAAAGTATGGCATTCGCTTATAGGAGGCCCACGATGCCCTTAAAGAAAGGAAAATCCCAAAAAGCCATCAGTGACAACATCAAAACTGAGATGAAGTCGGGCAAGCCTCACAAGCAGGCTGTGGCTGTTGCAATGAAAACCGCAAAGATGAAAAACGGCGGCGAAGTGAAGCGCGTTAAGAAAAAAATTCGCGGCGGCGGAGCGGCCACCAAGGGCCTTGGATTTTACGAGATTGATTGATGGATGACGTTGACTTAGCAAATCGGATCAAAAAGACCATCGAAGACAGAAAGGCGCTTATCCAAGAGACCTTGATGGGCGGCAGGCTTTCTGACATGGAGATGTACAAGAGTATACAAGGCGAGATCAATGCGCTAACCTTAATAGAAGAGACTATTTCTGAGCACTTTAAGGGGAGCTAATGGGAGCGGAAGAAGCCTATGTATCGGCGGATCAGGTTGTACTTGATCCAACTATTCTTGAAAAAAGCGCAATCGAGCGGATGCCAGATCCCACGGGCTGGCGAATGCTTGTACTGCCATGGGCAGGCGTAGCAAAAACCAAGGGCGGCATTCACCTTACAAAATCAACAGTGGATCGCGAGGCACTTGCGACCGTGGTTGCCTATGTAGTGAAAATGGGCCCCCTTTGCTATAACGACACGGAAAAGTATGGCGACACGCCATGGTGCCAAGAAAAGCAGTGGGTTTTGATCGGCCGCTATTCTGGCGCTAGGTTTAAGCTGGAAGACGGCGCCGAGGTCAGAATTATTAACGATGATGAAGTAATCGGTACGATCCTAAACCCTGACGATATAGTGAGCATTTTATGATTGAGAACGAGAGCCAACAGGCCGAAGAAGAGATTCAGATCGAAATCGCAGATGAGGCGGAACAGCCGCAACAGTCAGATGACGAGCTGAACGAGTATTCAAAGCGGGTTTCTCGCCGCGTGAATAAACTTAATGCGAGAGCGCGGGAGGCTGAAGAAAGAGCCGCCGCGGCGGAGCGTCTTGCTCAAGAGCGCGAGCAACAGCTTTATCAGTATCAAAATATTGCCGCCTCACACGAAACTGCCGCCCTAACGGCGGAAGAAGAAAAAATAAAAGCGCAAGAGGCACAGGTAGATGAAATTTATCGTCAAGCAGTTCAGAGTGGTGATGCAGATTTGCAATCAAAAGCTACAACTCTTAAAAACGAAGTGGCCATTCGCAAAGAAAAACTCAACACCGCCAAAGCTAGAAAAGAAGCCCAAGCCCAGCAACAAGGACAATATCAGCCTTATCAAGAACAAGCCCCCCAAGGCCAAGTCCAGTCCCAGCCGCAAGAGCCGACGAAAGAAGCGTTAGCTTGGCATGAGGCAAATCCATGGTATGGCGATGGTGAGAATGAAGATCACAAGCAAGCGACTCAGTTTGCTTACTTTACTCACTACAATCTTATCAGCGAGGGCTATGAGCCTGATTCAGAGGATTATTATCAGGCACTAGATTCCCGTGTCGAAAGAGCTTATCCTAATCTACCAAGGCAGAGTCGTGAGGCTCCGCTAGAACAGATCGAGCAAAGTGAGGATCAACCCGCCGTGCAACGAGTTGCCTCCGCCCAAAGCAGTGGTCGATCACAAACACGAGTGAAAAAGGACGGTGTTCGTTTTAGCAATAGCGAACTCGAACGGATTCGCGGATTGAAGCCGCACAATATGTCGGACGATCAATGGATCAAGACAGTGGCGAAAGAGAAGCAAAAAATCCAACAGAGGGCTAACTAATGTCTGAAACAAAAAAGAGCACACGTTCTAGCCGTGACAGCGGAGCGCACGTTAATCAGGCTCGGCGACAACCATGGCGCCCAGTGCGGAAGTTGGAGACTCCCCCTGCTCCTCCCGGTTATGTTTACCGATGGATCAGAGAGTCGATGCTAGGCAGTGAAGACAGAGCGAATGTTTCGCGACGTCTGCGCGAAGGATGGGAATTGGTGCGCGGCACCGATCTCCCTCCAGAGTTTGAACTGCCCACGCTAGATAACGGCCGACACGAAGGCGTTGTGTATAACGAAGGTTTGTTGTTGGCGAAGATCCCCGAGGAGACGGTCACAGAGCGCAATGAATATTACGCTGAGAAGACCGAAACAGCGACGGCGGCGTTGGATAACAATATGTTCAACGAGGCCGCGCAAGATTCTCGATATGTTAAGTACGATCCTAGCCGCTCAAGCCGTGTATCTTTTGGCAAGCAGTAAATAGGAGAGTTCCGATATGGCAAATAAAGATGCCGCTTTTGGACTGAAGCCTGCTCGAATGATGGGTGGCGCTCCGTTTTCTGGTGGTCAGTCTCGTTATAGAATCGCCAACAATCAGTCAGGCGCTATTTTCCAAGGCGACTTGGTTAAGCAACTGACTGGCGGTACTGTTTCACGAGCGGCCGCTAGTTCCACTGTGCCCGTTGTAGGAGTATTCAACGGCGTTCAGTACACGGACCCAACCTCTAAAGAGCAGATTTTCGCAAATCATTACCCCGGTGGAGTTGCCGCAGATGACATTATCGCTTTCGTAGTCGATGATCCAAATGTGGTTTTCGAAGTGCAGGCAGACGATACGTTCCCAGTGGCCGACCTTTTCGGCAACTTTGACATCGTTGACCAAAGCACCACGGGTGATACTAGCTCTGGCAGATCAAATATGGAGTTGGACGTAACGACTGGTGCTACCACCACGACGTTGCCGCTCAAGGCCATTGACATCAGTCAGGATCCTGACAACTCAGACGTAGCAAGCGCAAACACCAATGTTATGGTTGTAATTCAAAACCATATCGCGGGTGTCAAAGGCGCTGGCTTAGCATAAGGAGGCTAAAACATGGCTATTTCACGAGCCCAATTAGCCAAAGAGCTTGAGCCGGGTCTCAACGCGCTGTTTGGTATGAGTTATGACTCTTACGACAGAGAGTACGAGGAAATCTTCGCTATCGAAGACTCCGAGCGTGCCTTTGAAGAAGAGGTTTTGATTACGGGTTTCGGCTCTGCGCCGACAAAAACTGAGGGTGCTGGCGTTACTTTCGACACCGCATCTGAAGGTTTTACCGCCCGGTATACGCACGATACGATTGCCTTGGCCTTCAGTCTCACGAGTGAAGCCGTCGAGGATAATCTGTACGACTCTCTTGGTCGCCGTTATGTGAAAGCGCTTGCGCGATCCATGGCAAACACCAAGGAAGTAAAGGGTGCAGATGTTCTCAACAATGCTTTCAGCTCCAGCTTTGCTGGAGGTGACGGGCAACCGTTGATCTCAACCGCTCACCCGCTTGCGGGCGGCGGAACATTGGCTAATCGTGCGACCACGATGGCTGACCTAAACGAGACTTCTCTGGAAGATGCGCTGATTGACATCAGCACTTTCACTGATGATCGCGGTCTGACTATCTCGGTCCAAGCGACCAAGCTGGTTGTACCACCTCAGTTGGTTTTCGTTGCTGACAGAATCCTGAACTCAACTTTGCGTCCGGGCACTGCTGACAACGACGTCAACGCTATTCGTAACACTGGCGTTCTTCCGCAAGGCTACACGGTCAATCACTACTTGGCTGACCCAGATGCCTTCTTTATCCTGACTTCGGTCACGGATGCGGGTGAAGGACTCAAGATGTTCCAGCGAACAGCGATGGAAACCAGCATGGAGCCTGACTTCTCCACTGACAATATTCGGTACAAGGCCCGTGAGCGTTATAGCTTCGGCTTCTCCGATTGGCGTGGGGTATACGGCTCGCAAGGAGCTTAATTCAAGCTCGACTCCTAAGAGTATTGGGGCCTTCGGGCCCCTTTTTTTTATTTTTTTTGCGGAGTAAACTGATGGAGTCTAATGGTCATTGCATAGGGCAATGACTGGTTCAGAAGGAGAACTGTTATGACAACCCACTTTACCTCTGGCGTCACTAACGTCGGCGCAGGAAGCACTCTTGGCAGAGCAAAAATGCCTGCTCCAGCCAAATATCACGTTTACCACAACGACTTTGACACCTATCTGGCATCCGACTGGACAATTACCACCACTGAGGCCGGCTCTGGGAACGCTTCAGAGGCTCTGGGCGATGGTGACGGCGGCTTGTTAGTCCTGACCCAAGACGATGCTGATAACGATAATACGTTCCTTCAGCTTGTGAAGGAGGGTTTCAAGTACGAAGCCGGTAAGCAGTTGGCTTTCAACGCACGATTCAAGACATCTGATGCCGACGCCTCTGATGTCGTGATGGGTTTGCAAATTACGGATACCACACCGCTAAATACCACGGATGGGATTTTCTTTCTGCTCACAGACGGCTCAACCACGTTGACGTTTATCGTCGAGAAAGACAGCACGCAGAGCACTTTGGATTTGCCAACCGCGATGGCCGATGACACTTTTATGACTGTCGGCTTCATGTATGACCCGAAAAGCCAGAAGTTCCACGTCTATCAGAACAACACTGAGGTCGGCACCGTAGCGTCTACAAACGCGCCTGACGATGAAGATCTGACGGTTTCTTTTGGTATTCAAAATGGCGCGGCGGCGGCAAAAGTCCTGACCGTAGATTACGTCACGGCGATGAAAGAGCGCACAGCCAGCACTGAACTCTAAATTGGAGGTTCCAAATGGCTGATGCAGTCACTTCGCAAACCATTCAAGACGGTGAACGCAAAGCCGTCTTGAAATTTACCAATGCCAGCGATGGCACTGGTGAGTCGGCCGTAAAAAAGGTGGATGTTTCTGCCTTGACGTCAAACACCCGCGGTGAGGCTTGCACCGCCGTCACAATCAACAAGATCTGGTGGCAGTGTACTGGTATGAGCGTCAAGATAGAATTTGACGCCTCCACCAACGTGCTGGCTATCGGCTTGTCAGAAAATTCCAATGGTCATCACGACTATTCTAATTTTTCCGGTATTCCAAATAACGCGGGCTCTGGCAAAACTGGTGACTTGGATTTCACGACGGTCGGACATTCGAGCGGCGATAGCTACATGATTATTCTGGAGCTTATCAAGAGTTACGGTTAATTATGGCAACGACCAAAGACGTTAAACGACTCCCCTCTGGGCGACTACAGTACCGAGGGGAGACTTTTGCTGGCTACAACAAGCCAAAACGAACGCCCAACAAGGCCAAGAAAAGTGCGGTCCTTGCCAAAAAGGGCAATGAGGTCAAGCTGGTCAGGTACGGCGATAGCAAGATGACGATCAAAAAAAGTCAGCCTGCTAGACGTAAATCTTTCCGAGCGCGGCACAAATGCGACACGGCAAAAGACAAGTTTTCGGCCAGATACTGGTCGTGCAAGGCTTGGTAGCTACAATTTTTTACGAGGTGATGCCATGGGCATGAAAGACGAGTTTTTCAAACTACTGAAGCCTGTGGCAGACAGTTATTCCAATCCACGCACAGCGGCGTTAGGCATTATCGGTCTGATGAATCCCGGCTTGGGTGCGGCATTAAGATACGGTCCTGAGATTATTTCGATGATGCAAGGGCCCTATCAAGCCGGTGGAGGCGCAGGAGTAGGTGCTCGCGGATCCTCATTGGGCGGCATGAGCGGAATGATGCCCTCAAGCCTCGCGGGAAGCCCCAGAGGCGGCGCAGGAGGAAAAACAGGTCAACCTCTCAGTGATTTGAGTCAGTATTTTCAACGAGGCCGTGCATTGGACGATTCGGACATAAGGGGAAATATTCCTACGATGAATCAAGGCGGTCTTGTCCAGCAGGTCATTGCTGACAGACAGCGCGTTCTGGATTCCTTCACACCAAATCCCTACGATCAATATCAGTATTTGATGGATAATCCAGCGACGCGGCAGGCGCCTACCGATGATGAAGTGGTTCCAGACGCCACTGGCGGAGTCATGCCGATAGACCCCACGCCCGCGACACCGGCTGACACTTTCACCAACCTTTTGGGCACTCTCGGCAATATCGGTGTGCAAAGCGCCACAGGCGGATCAGACCCAGCCGCGATGAGCCCTTTAGAGGCGCGGATCGCTGAGTTGATGGAGAATAGGGATATGACACAGCAAGAGGCCGCGGCAAATCAGGCTTTTGCTTCTCAGCAGGGCGCAGATCTTAATAACGACGGTGCCGTTACTAACGCTGAGTATGCTTTGTTCATGCGTAGTCAAGAGCCTACGGTATCCACGATGCCAGTAGGGGATCCGGTGCCCTTGACGCCAAATCCAATGGGCGGCGGATTCCTTTCAAGCGTTTTTAACAGCGCAGGTATTCAGCAGGCTATCGATGACGCTATAGCGTCGATGGGAGATCGCTCTGGAGGGGTGGACGCTCCCGCAACTGCGCCTGCCACGCCGACAATCCCAGACAATCTGCAAGACCGCATTGCGGCCCTGACAGGCGGCGCGGGCACCTTTGGCGGCATGATCCCAAACATTGACGTGGATCGACTTAGAGAGCTTATGGCAGAACTTTACGGAGGACAAACGCCTCCAGTCAGAGGTGCTGAGTTTAGACCCCCACCTCCGAGACGAATCATGGTGGACCCACGCATGGGGAGAGGATCGAGATAATGCCCAAGGCAAAGGCCAAACCCAAGGCGAAAAAGAAAGCAAAGTCTCGGGTAAATGAAGCAGGAAATTACACAAAGCCCACTCTGCGAAAGCGGCTTTTTAATCAAATAAAGTCGGGATCAAAGGGCGGCAGGAGCGGTCAGTGGAGTGCAAGAAAAGCTCAAATGCTGGCCTCCGCCTATAAAAAAGCTGGGGGAGGATATAGGGACTAATGGCTCTCAAGAAGTCACAGAAGTCCCTAAAAAAATGGACGAAACAAAAGTGGCGCACTAAATCTGGCAAGCCCAGCACTCAAGGCAAGAAAGCCACTGGCGAGCGTTACTTGCCCGAAAAAGCCATCAAGGCTATGTCTGACAAGGAATACGCGGCCACGACCCGCAAAAAGCGAGCAGACACCAAGAAAGGCAAGCAGTTTTCAAAGCAACCAAAGAAGGTTGCCAAAAAAACAGTGAGGCATCGCAAATGAAGATTGACGAAAAAAAAGCTGACTTGAACAAAGACGGCAAGCTATCTGGCTACGAGCGAAAACGTGGTGAGGCGATTGCTCGCAATCTAAACAAAGGCGGTTACGTCGAGGTTCAAGGGCGTGGCTGTGGCGCAATGATGAATAATCGACGTAAAACAACGCGAGTTCCGCGTTAATTGGAGGGTACAAATATGGCATTCACAAGAGGACTACCTAAAAAATCAAAAAGGCCGATGCAAGGTAGAGGTCGCGGTGCTGGGCAAGCAGATGAGCGCAAAGCGAGAAAAACTAAAAGAAGTCTCAACCAAATTAGAAACGCTTTTAAAAGTCGTGCGACCCCCATGCTGGGGATGAAGGAAGGAGGAGTTATGAAGACCAAAGGTTACTCCAAGGGTGGAATGTTGGGCGAATTGATGGATGCCACAATGCCAGCCGCAAAAACAATGATGGAGAAAAGGGCTAAAAAACGCGGTGGGCCGCAGAGACGCAAGATGGCTCAGGGTGGAGCCATGAAGTCGAAGGGCATGGCTAAAGGCGGCGCTATGAAAACCAAGGGCGGCGCAAAGGGCGGCATGAGCAGAAAGATGCGTGCCCCTAGCAGTAAAAAGAGTGGTCTGTTCGGAAGATAAATGGCGTATTTGCAAAGTAACATCCCGCACTTTAAGTGCTGGGTGCGCAGGGAGTACACGCATAATCACCAGAAATACCACGGCGAGTTTATTCACGCCATGGCTATCGCTGTTACCACCATGCCGACGAGGTGCTTGAGCTTTCAGTTGATTTTTACTGGAGCAGAGACCTACGACGAAGATGATGAGCCCAACGTGCATGGCGGCGCCATGTGGGCTCGTATGCCTATCACCGCCTTAGTTGGTGATACTCCTCTCGAAGACTGGCCAGAGCCGATGCCCGTTTGGGCGGCTCAGCCGTGGGACTGTAGCTCGCATCATCACGCAGTTTATGTGCTGGATAGAGCGACGCCCTGCCCATGGCTTGCCATGATTGATGGCGAAATGTACCCCGCCAAATACTATTTTACAGTGGATTATGCTGAGAACGAGATCGCTGACGATCCCGCTCAGCACAAACAAAGCCACGTCTTGGAGCTGTTGGATGCGGGTCCGTGGACAGGGAATATCGTTGCGTTGCCCAACAACAGGGTGCGGGTTACACATCCTGCATGGTTCGAGACAGGTGAGGGTGCTCCAGACTTCAGGCCCTCTCAGCATATCCATTATTCAAAATCTGATTTAGACTACACCTTGGACGTAAATCAGGTTTTCAACAACCTATACGCGGGTGCTGACGATGGCGACGAGCGGCAGTAAAGATTTTGAGTTAGATGTAGCGGATTATGTCGAAGAGGCTTTTGAGCGCTGTGGGCTTGAGCTTCGCACTGGCTATGACCTCCAGACAGCGCAAAGATCCTTGAACCTAATGCTGGCGGAATGGGCTAATCGCGGCCTGAATCAGTGGACAATCAACCAGAAAACGATCAGTGCCGTCAAAGATACAACCCAGTACACAATCGACAGCACCAATCCAACATCAGTGATTGACGTGCTAGACGTGTTTGTGCGTGAAACCGTGCAAGGCACTGACACAGATGTGCCGTTGAATAAGCTCTCACGCGCTGAATATGCACATTTGGCCAACAAGTCAACGACCGGCAAGCCAAATCAGTATTTTATTGATAAGCAGATTAGCCCCACGATCACGGTTTGGCCAGCACCTGACAAGAACTCGACATATACCATTTATTTGAACGTATTGAGCCGCATGGATGACGCGGATGCGGGAGCAAATACGCTGGAGGTGCCTTTCCGCTTCTATCCGTGCTTAGCGGCCGGTCTGGCGTACTACATGGCATTAAAGCGAGCGCCAGAAAAAGTCACGCTTTTGAAGCAGTTGTACGAAGAAGAGTTTGAGCGTGCTCTCTCTCAAGATCAGGCACGCGCCAGCTTCAGAGTTGCCCCAGACCTGACAATTTACAGGATTGCCTAATGGCTTTTGCGGCAGGCAAAAACGCTTTTGGAATTTGTGACATAACCGGATTCCGATACAAGCTAAAAGACATGAAAAAGACTTGGGACGGCCTTTTGGTCGGCCCAGATCAATGGTCTCCGAAGCATCCACAGTTGCAAAGAACGCCTACGCCGATTGATCCAGAGGCAGTCAAAGACGCCAGAATTGATCCTTCAAGCGGGGGCAAAGACGGCAACTTTTTTATGGTGTATACAAATGTGGGTCTTGGCAAGCTAGGCACAGAGTTGACGGCTTTCCAGATTACTGCGGCAGTCGGCACGGTTGAGGTGACAATCACATGAGCTTCACACTTGCATCTTTAAAAACGACGATTAAAGACTACTTGCAGGTGGACGAGACCACCTTCAATAACAATCTTGATCGGTTTATAAAAGAGAGCGAAAACCGGATATTCAAACTGGTTCAGCTTCCTGAGCAGAGAAGAAATGTCACAGGGAATACAACGACAAGCAAAAGGTTCTTGGCTACCCCGTCAGATTTTTTTGCGCCTTTTTCTCTGGCTGTGATTAGCGGCGGTACTTATCACTATCTTCTTTATAAGCACCCCAGCTTTATGAAGCAGTTCAACTCCAGCACATCCGCTACGGGCAGGCCAAAGTATTATTCGTTATTTGACGACAGCGCCTTTGAACTGAGCCCTGTGCCAGACGCCGGTTATGACGTGGAGCTTCATTATCTTTATAAGCCGCCTTCCTTGACTGTCGGAGGTGAGTCTGAAAGTACAATTTTGTCCACAGATCACCCAGATCCTTTGCTTTACGGGGCTCTGGTTGAGGGCGCAGTATTTTTGAAGGAGCCGCCAGATGTGATTCAGACATTTGAGGCTCGCTTTAAAGAAGGTATCGCGAGAATGAAGAACGTATCAGAGGGACGTGCGACTCGCGATGAGTATCGTTTCGATTTATTGAGGATGGGTGTGAGTTGATATGACCAAAATCAGGGAGCTGGAGGGCAAGAAAATTGCCATTCTTGGGTTAGGCGCGTCACAAATTGATTACGTTATAGGAGTAGAAAACTCCGCCGAATGGGACGAAGTGTGGTGTATTAACGCCGCACTATCTGTTTTTCAGTGCGACAGGGTTTTTATGATGGACCCTGCCAGCCGATATCTCGACACGGAAGACGCAGGCAATCAGACTGACGTTATGCGTCGCTTGCTCCCAGAGATTGAGGTGCCGATATATTCATGCGAACTCGATGAGCGGGTGCCTGCGATTGTCGAATATCCCATCGCAGAGGTGATCGAAGATCAGAAATGTGCATATTTGAACAATACCGTGGCTTACGCCATTGCCTTTGGCCTTTATAACAAGGTAGGGCACATGGACCTATTCGGCATGGATTTTAGTTATAAACACAATCTCCATTTCGCTGAAGCTGGTAGAGGGTGCGTAGAGTTTTGGGTTTCGCGTTGCATCAGCGAGGGCGTCTCGATTGGCGCAAGTCCTCGCTCAGCCCTGCTGGATTCCAACGTAGAGCCGCATGAGCGCCTGTATGGCTACCATCGACTTGATGACCCGCTTATGGCCGTGAATGATGTGGATGGACAGTGGATTATTTGTAATCGCAGTAAATTTGCAGAGGCACAACAAAAATACAACCTGCAACGGATTGAGTTGCCCAAAGCCGCGGAGCCATACAAGGGATGATTTCGACGATAGCGAGCGCCAGTGTGGGAGACGTCATGGTCGCCACATCAGATGACGGCGGTCACGAGCCAGAGTTCTGGGCGCGGGTTACGACTGACAGGTTGGTCAGCATTTCAGAGCAGGCGGATCCGCATATCAGGATGCAGGCCGAGGCTTTCAGAGCACAGGTTTATGATGTTATCCTGAGAGGGATCAAGAGTGCGATATATAGTGATCGCACTACTGTTGCTCAAAAATTGCGTGGACAGGGGCACGCGGATTTTGCTGATATATTGAAGGAGTTATAAGTCATGGCGATCTCCCAAGCTGTCTGTACCAGTTTTAAGCAAGAGCTGTTGGTCGGCACTCACGATTTTACCGCAAGCTCTGGGAATACTTTCAAGCTGGCGCTCTACACCTCCAGTGCGACTTTGGGGGCCAGCACGACGGCTTATGTGACCACAGGCCAATCGAGTGGCACTAACTACACCGCTGGCGGCGCAAATCTTACCAGCGTGACGCCCGTCGCGGCTGGAACGACAGCCGTGTGTGATTTTTCTGACCTCACATTTGGGACCGCTACCGTCACGGCGAGGGGATGCCTTATATATAACTCCTCTGCCTCGAACAAAGCGGTTTGTGTCTTGGATTTCGGGGCCGACAAAAGCGCTACAGCAGGGAACTTCACGGTCGTTTTTCCCAGCCCGACAGCGACGGGCGCTATCATCAGGCTGGCATAATGCGCCATGCCACTGACAAACCTAGAATTTAAGGCGGGCATCGATAAAGAGGCCACGGACTACTCTTCTAAGGGAGGCTGGGTAGATGGCAACTTGGTTCGGTTCCGCAAAAGTCGAGTCGAAAAAATTGGCGGTTGGATTAAGCTGGGCGCTAATGCTTTCCTTGGCGTTGCCCGCGCTCTGCATAGTTGGATTGAGCTGGGCGGCGTTCGGTATCTTGGACTCGGCACTACGTTCAAATACTACATCGAGTCGGGCGATCTCTATTACGATGTAACCCCGATTCGCTCCACGACCTCAGCGGGCGATGTCACTTTTGCCGCAACCAACGGCTCCTCCACGATCACGGTCACCGATACAAGTCACGGAGCGGTCAACGATGACTTTGTAACCTTCAGTGGCGCCGCCTCTCTTGGCGGCAATGTTACGGCCGCTGTGCTTAACCAAGAGTATCAAATCGTACTCGTAACAGATGGTAATACTTATACGATTACAGCAAAGGATACCTCTGGCGCAACCGTCACCGCCAACGCCTCTGACTCTGGTAATGGCGGATCGAGCACAGTCGGAGCGTATCAAATAAATGTCGGGCTCGATGTATATGTGCAGGCAACAGGCTGGGGTAATGGAACTTGGGGTGCGGGGACTTGGGGATCGACAAGCCCGATTGCCAACACCGGCCAGCTCAGACTTTGGACTCACGACAATTTTGGTGAAAATCTCATAATAAATCCGCGGGGCGGCGGTATTTTTAGGTGGCTGGAAAGCGGCGGATTATCCACTCGTGCCGTGAATCTTTCTGGAGTTACCGGCGCAGATCTCGTGCCCACCGTCGGCCTTCAGGTCATCACGTCAGAGATTGATCGCCATCTGATCGTGTTGGGCGCAGACCCTATTTCAGGCGCTTCTCGATCAGGTACAGTTGATCCAATGCTGATCGCATTTTCCGATTCCGAAAATGAACTCGACTTCAATCCGACGGCCACAAATTCTGCTGGCTCCGTAAGGATTTCTGCTGGCTCCTTTATTGTTGGCGCTATAAAAAGCCGTCAGGAAATATTGATTTGGACGGACACAAGTTTGTATTCGATGCAGTTCATAGGGCCCCCGCTTACTTTTGCGGTGAATTTGGTCAACGAGGGTGCTGGCCTAGTCGGGCCAAAAGCCGCTGTGACTGCACCTAATGGCGTTTTCTTTGCAAGCAAAACGGGCTTTTTCATTTACACTGGCGCGGTCAAAAAACTGCCATGCACTGTGCAGGAATACGTCTTTAATGATTTAGACCTCAGTCAAGCCTTTAAGTGCCACATGGGCCTCAACAGCGAGTATGGCGAAATGTGGTTTTTTTACCCAAGCAAAGAAGACGGCACACAAGAAATATCTCGTTACGTTATCTATAACTACGAGGAAAATCATTGGAGCATTGGGTCTTTAGTCCGTTATGCGTGGCTAGATGCGGGGATAGAAAACGTACCTTTTGCCACTGCAACAGAAAACTCAGAGCAGTTCGTTTTTCAGCATGAGGTGGGTTACGACGATCTCGGCGCAGGGATGTCCAACGTGTTTATTGAGTCTGGTGATATTGACATCAGTGCTGGAGAGAATTTCAGCTTCGTAAAAAAAGTCATACCGGACGTGCGATTCATACTAGACACTGGAATTAGCAATAATCCAGCGGTCAATTTTGTCTTAAAAAGCCGCGATTTTCCTAGTGATTCTTTGACAACTGAAAGCACCTCTCAAATATTAAGTGACACCCAATTCAAGAATTTACGAAGCAGATCACGTCAAATCGTTGTGAGATTCGAGTCAGATGATGACCTTAGCGCCACCGATGCGACAGGCTACAAATGGCGTCTAGGCACCACCCGTGTCGATTTGCAACCTAGTGGACGTCGATAATGAGCAGATTACTGCCGACGCGACTGCCGCTTGCAATCGGCGCGGAGGGCGTCGATGCAGAAACTTTCAACAGGCTCGTTCGAATCTTAGAAATCAACCTCGGAGCGGTGGATTTCACAATTTCTCCACACTTTAATTCCACGCAGATTTCTGAACAGCAATTTGCCACGGGAGCCATTATCTACAATACTACGCTTAGCATTCATCAGGCTTTCGACGGTACTCAGTTTCGGAACCTGTACGAGCATCAAAGCTATCCTAGCGGGGTGGGAATTGCCTCTGGAGTGGGATCTGTAACGGTGACAACGCCATGAATACATTTTTACAACAAAGAATTTCAGCCCTTGCGGGAATGCCGATGGGTATGGCCGAAGGAGGCCCTGTAGACGCCGATCTCCTTGATGTCTCAGATCCAGAGGTGCAACAGGGATTGGCAGAAAGCGCCATGATGCCACAGGATCCAAACGAGGCTTTACGTCAGACTATTGAGGGCTTAATGGGCGCCGCGCAAACAGCGGAAGATCCCACTGAGCGCCGTGCGGCGGAAGGTCTGGCCAAGTCTGCCATGGTCGGATCTCAGGCGCCGATGGCTGACATGGCTATTGAATTGGCTCAAGCAGGCAGGGGTACAGACACTCAGCTTGCACACGTCGCGCCCGGCGAGGTCATTTTGCCCCCTCAAGTTATGGCAGACGCCGAATTTGAAAAGATTGTTGGGGATCGTTTTGCTGAGCTGGACATGAATCCAGAAGAATATGTTGTTGGCGCTGGGATTGCCTCGCTCAACCCAATTACTGGTTTGGAAGAATTTGGCTGGTTAAAAAAGACTTGGAAGAGCGTCAAAAAGGTTGGCAAGAAAGTTGTAAAGCCGATTGCGCAAGTCGCCCAGTTTATACCGGGCCCTTGGCAGGCACCTGCCGCCTTCATTGCAAAAGGCTACAACGCTTATGACGCCTTCAAGTCTGGCAATCCTCTCGGCGGCATAGCGGCGCTTGGAATGCCAATGCCGGGCGGTAGCGGTGGCGGCATTCAAATACCGGGTTTCGGTGGCGGAACCTTCTCCTTCCCTTCTGGCGGAGCACCTAATATGAGTGGCGGAATTTCTGGTCTTCTACAGGACGCTTATGAATACATTATGCCGGGCACCGACAACGTGGGTCTCTTGGGCAATTTGCAAAATACAGGCTCCAGTATTTATGAATATGTAATGCCGGGCGCGGATGATAAGGGGCTTTTCAGTAATCTGGGCGGCACACTTTTCGGCACCAAATCTGCGTCCGAGGTTCTGACGGAGGCCGCAAAAAACAACCCCGCAATAGATCAAGCGATCCAAGAAGGCATGGCCAGAAACTTGAGCTTTGAGCAAATTCTTGCTGAGCTACAGCAAAAAGGCATGATCGGCCAACAGGGGTTGATGGGCGCCTTCCAGCAGTATCAGCAGATGACGCAAGGCGGTCAGCAAGAACAGCAATTCATGCCACAGCAAGGCGGTGGCGGCTTCGATCTGATGTCCATGTTGGGTCTTGGCGGTCAAGGCAACATGGGCATTGGCGGATTGCTCGGCACGGCTGGCTTGGCTGGCTTGGTCGGTAAGCTGGCGTATGACGAAGCCAAAGATCGCAAAGGCGTGCCTCTCACTCCGCTGACGCAGATGAACGCAATGGGTCGGTACAACATAGAACAGGAGATTGCTCGCCGCACCGGCCAGCCTACTCCGAATCCAGTTGAGTTTGGCTTGTTGCCCGCTGGCACCATCCCATCGCTGTCAGGAGGCGCTCCTGCGCCCATGCAGGCAAGATATGGCGGGCCCGTCATGGCTTTTGCGGAAGGTGGAGACGTAGATCAAGAGGTCTTCGTCCGAATGACGGGTGATATAGACGGTAAAGGCACGGAGATCAGCGATGACATTCCAGCCATGTTGTCAGACGGTGAGTTTGTGATGACGGGCCGAGCTGTTCGAGGCGCGGGCGCCTTTGACATGAACAACGACAACGGCATCATCACGCTGAAGCCCGCAAACGGAGAGTCCAGAGACAAAGGCATCGACCTGATGTACAAGATGATGGATCTCTTCTCAGAGTTCGCGACTGCACCGCAGGCGAAGGGGGCTTGACATGAGCATTATGCCGTTGCCCACGGGGGGGCCGGGATTGACCCCAGAGCAAGAAGCCTACTTGGTTTCGATTTATGGTCCTAATTCTTACCCCTTGGCCGTTCAGAAATCGGTGGGATTTACGGGCGACCAAGCGGAAGTTGATGCCTTTGCACAACAAAACCCTCAAGCAGTTGCTCAGTATCAGACACCCAACGTTCCCTACTCCTTCCCCGGTGGCACACCCGAGATTTTAGATCTTCCCTACGGCCCCGTCATGGGTCAGTACTATGACGCAGAAGGTAAGCCGGGAAGTTATACTGATCTTGGTTACGGTTCCCAATTTACGGGTTTCCAGCCTCAAGGAACCGGCGGCGGTCAAGGGTCGCAACCTCCACCGCCCGCCACCCAAGATCAAGTGGCGCCCCAGCAGGTCAGCAATGAAGCGCCTTTTGTCAGCGGCATAGCACGCCGCGATGTCTCAATGGACCCCATCATTCAGCAGTTGCTGTTTGGTGACGCAACCCAGCAGGGCTTTTTGCCCGGCGCTTTTAGAGCGGCAGAGCGCACATTCTTTGACGATCAGGGTCGCCCGATTGTCATTCCGCAGGCCATTGCTGGACTCACTGCCGATCAACAACTTGCCCAAGACATCGCGCGGTCTCAGGTCGGTCAACAGCTTCCATTTCTAAGTGCGGCAGAGCAAGCGTATAGCCGCGGACTCGGGGCGTTGACAAGCGGGCTTGACGAGCAGAAAGACTTCTCTCGCGGCGCGTTAAGAGATTATTCAAGTGAATTGCAGGAAGCGCTAGGATTAGGCCGTAAAGCCGCTGGCAGGTTTGGCGAAGACCTCGGACAACTCGAAGGTCTGGCAGAGCAAGCAGAGAAAGATCTTGGCCGCAGGGTAGGAGATGCCACCGGCACACTGCGCGGCGGTGTCTCTACGCTTGAGCAACAGCTAGATAGAGCTTTGGGGCGTGAGCAGGTCGCAATTGATGACTTCAGCGGTGATCTTGGCGGCTCTCTCGCAGAGCGAAGACGTGCTATTTCTGGATTACAGCCGGGCCTTGGGCGATCCGAGCGGGAGTTACGATCAGCTATTGGCGGGCTTGATCGTCGATTGGGCGCATCAGAGCTTGGCTCTGCGGCGGGTGTTGCCGATCTCGGTTCTCGACTCGGCGAGTCAGAAGCAAGGCTACGGGCCACAACTGGCGGATTCGACCCGCGTATGACGGGCGAGTTTTATGATCCCTTTGAGCAGGCAGTGGTTCAGCAGACCATCGAAGATGTGTTGGAAGGTGCCGATCAGGCAGATATTGCACAGCGAGCGCGAGACATTCAGACGGGTGGTGAGTCTGCGTTTGGATCCAGAGCCAGATTGACGGCCGAAGAGCGCAGAGAAGCACTGGGTCGCGGTCTGGCAGACAGAATATCAGCGATTCGCTCTGGAGGCTTCCAGCAAGCTCAGCAGACGGCGCTTGGTGAGTTTGCTCGTCAGCAAGCCGCGCAAAGACAGGCCGCAACAGGACTAGCCTCACTAGCTGGTCAGCGCTTTGGTGCAGGCGAGCAACTAGCAACGCGACTTGGAAGCGGAGCCCAACAAAGATTTGGTGCCGGAAGCCGATTGGCGGACCAAATCGGGCAACGCGCTCAGCTTGAAAGTGGTGCGGGTGAGAGGATGGCGGGCGCCTTGAGTGACGCCGCCCAGCAACGACTTGCGGCACAACAGAGATTTAGCAGTCAGATTGCTGGCTTGGCCGGTCAAAGATTTGGCGCCGCCAAAGATTTGACAGGTCAGCAGATGTCAGCGGCCGCGGCACAGCAAGCGGCTTCTCAGGCAAGACAGGCCACTCTTGGGCAGACAGCCGCACAGAGACTTGCTTCTCAGCAACAACTGGCGCAACAACAGAGCAATTTGGCCAATCAGCGCATGGCCGCACAGCAAAATTACTCGAATATGCTCGGCCAGCAGGCGCAGTTGCGTCAGGGCGCTCAAACTCAGTTTGGTCAGCAGATGACAGGGCTAGGGCAAAGCGTAGCGTCCGCAGGCGCTCAAGATGTTGCCAATCTACAGGCGATTGGCGGACAACAGCAAACTCTGAATCAGGCTCAGCTCGATGCGCAAAGGAACGCTTTGTTGCAGGCTCAGCAGGCGCCTATGCAACAGTATCAAAGTCTATTGCCTTTCGTTCAGCTCGCAGGACAGCAGACTGGTCCAAGCCAGATAGGCACGGAGTTCACCCCAGCGCCAAGCCCATTGCAAGCTGGCATAGGCACTGGTTTGGCAACACTCGGGGCTGTGGGCAACTTCCTTGGCCAAGGGCAACAGGCGGCTATGCAACAGCAGGCCCTGAATCAAGGCCAGCAGGCGCTAGCCATACAGGCTCAGCAGGCTGGCGTGCCGGTGCCGCAACAGCCACAGCCACAGCCACAGCAGACTCAATTTGGTCAGGCGATGTATTACCCCGGCTTTACTCCCATACCGCAATACAACACGAACCAGCCGTTTAGGTTGCCCACTCCACAGCAACAGCAGTACGGGCAATATCAAGTATGACAATTGGAAGAGCACAGATCGAAGA